TACTTGTAGTTGCCTGCCAATTGAATAAAGTCACCTGGTTCAAACACTACCTTAGTGCCACCGGTGATGCTGCTTACATTTAGTGTAATGGTTAGCGCATTGGCACTAGCCACAGTAATTGAACTTAGTTCTGTGCCAGTTAGTGTGCCTTGATAGCTGGTGATGTAAGCTAAGTTTGGATTTGTATTACCGATGTCCACAACTTCTAAGAACACACGATCTAATCTATCAATTTCTTCAATAAGGTCACGTGAGTCAACCCAACGCATACCTGGGCGTGGCTCCACAATCATCTGCCATGGAGTGTTGTTGGCTACACTGCTGATTTTAACTTGTCCGCTGCGGCTTACACTTTGACCAGCTAGTTTGCGACGAACAAATTCAATGCTCATTGCATTGTCAATTATTGTTTGTAAACTCATCGTGGTAATCTCCTAGCGCCAGCTTGTGTTACGCTGTAAATAAACTCTGGATCACGTGCTACCAATTGCTTGAAGCTCATTGCGTCCACAGCTTGAATGTTATACACCACTTGTGTGGGTGCATTATTGCCAAAGCGTCCATTGGCCATTACAGTGCCTGGACCACTGGGAACGAATAGTTCTGGACCACGTTCACCAACAATGTAAGGTTGTCCTGCCATAACTGGACCACCCACTGCTCTTGCTCCTGGTGTTGGTGCTGGGATACCTAGGAAGCCTCCTAACAATCCGCCACCACCAAATAACTGTAGGAACAGTCTGTTGGCTTGCATTTTAATAATGTCTGCCATTAAGCTGCGGAATAGATCCTTGAAGCTTAACTTACCTGTTTCCACAAACTTGAGGATAGCACTGCTGAATCCATTCATTGCAGTGTTGAAAATTTGTTGTGCATATGCAGCTTCGTCTAGGATTTGACGTGTGGCATTGCGTGAAGCTTCAGCAAGTCCTTCGCTAAAGCTCATTAGTAATTCTGTCTTTTTACGTTCTGCTTCTGTAACTTGATCCAATGACGCAAGTTCAGCATCGCGGCGTGCATAGATGTTTGCCAAACGTGTGTTAAACAAACCTTGATCCATGTTTGCACTTTCTTCACGCAGGCGTGCTTCATCATCACGTGCCTTGGCATTAATCTTTTGTGTTTCAATTGCTTGACGCTTTTGATAATCAAACAACATTGTTCTAGCACCAATCTCTGTGTTGATAGCTTCAACAGCAGCAGTAGCTTCACGACCAATACGTGAAACATCGCGACCACCTGATACTTGTGCTTCCTTAACACGGATAGCAATTAATGTATCTAATGCCTTAACTTGCTTGTCATACTCTGCGTTGACTTGTGCAATAGCTTCTGCTTGTAGGCGTGCATTTTCTGCTGGGATTGTGCTGAGTTCTTTGGCTTGCACTTCTGCAATTGCTTTGGCACGACTCTTATTAAGATCAAACAGTTTTTGCTGTGTTTCAATATAATCTTCAGCAGTGCCAACTAAGCGTAGATCCAACGCAAGTTTCTCGCCCATTGCTGTGGTTTCAACTTGTAGCTGTGCAATATTTTCTTTGATGCTTTGTAGGTTACGTGCGGCAGTTCTTGCTCTTGCTTCAGCTTCACGCTGTGCTTTCTTAGCTGACTTTTCAGCTTCTTTTTCAGCAGCAGCTCTAGCTTTGGCAGCTTCTAATAAACCACGTGCATCTGGTGGTGTGCCTAGGTCAACTTCACCTGGACCTTCTGGCAGTGCAATACTGTCTGGAATAGCTTTGTCTAACAGCATGTATGCACCTGCCGCAGCAGCAGCGCCAGCAGCTAGTGCGGCTAATCCAGCTGGACCACCCAGTGCTAACAGTGCAGCTTGTGCAACTGTTTGTGCTTTGGTAGCAGCACGTAATACTTGCAGTGCCTTAACAAAGTTCATTACCATTGCAACAGCGCGAGCGCCTAGCGCAAATGCAATCATTGCACCAATGAACTTGAATGCTACGCCAATGTTGTCGGCCAGCAATAGAATTAATTTTCTAATATATTCAAATACACCACTGCCTTTGTTGATTTCATCAAACATCAACATGATGTTATTTTTCAATACTGTGAATGCATCAGCAATAGTTGGTGTTGTTTTAGCAAAATCATCTTCAACACTAGCTGCCATTTGTTGTGTAGCAGCAATGATAACATCTGCTGTTAGCGCACCTTCTGTGGCTAGCTTACGCAACTCACCTTGACTTACGCCCAGTGCATCACTGAGCTTACGCATAAAGCCTGGAGCATTTTCCATTAGTGAGCGGAATTCATCGCCCTGCATCTTACCACTTGCCAATGCTTGACCAAACTGTAGAATAGCAGCACTGCTTTGTGCAGCACCTGCACCAGTTAGTTTAAGTGCTTTGGTAAATGTTTCAGTGGTTTGTGCAACTTGACTTTGACTTAGACCCAGCTTCTCACCAGCTAGTGCAATCTTACTGTAAAGATCACCTACGTCAGCTAATCCACTACGTGTTCTATCAGCAATGCCTGCAATTTGTGCAAATGCTTCATTGGCTTTCTCTTGACTGCCAGCTACAACTTGCAGTTTGTTTTGCAAGCCAGTTAGCGCACCTTCCATCTTAATGAATTGATCGATGGTGCCCACACCAATGATTGCAGCAAATGCACCTTGCAGTGTGCTGGCAACAGCAGAACCTTTGCGTTCAAAACTGCCCAATGAAGCTTCAGCACGTCTAATGCCTCGGTCAAAGTTACTGGTGTCTAAGACCAGCGCAACGCGGATTTCTTTAGCCATACTTTCTCACAATATTGTTAATTTCTTTTTCAAAGTATTCCAAACTTGGATCACTCATACCATTTGGAGCTTGTTTGCTCCAACCTTCATCTAAGCGGCCAGCATAAGCATAATCGCCTGAAATCTTTTTACCAACTGTGCGTGTGCGGCTGCGAGCATTGCCTGATCTAACCGGTGTTGTGTTTTTGAAGAATGTGCCTGTTTCTTGCCAAGCATCTACAATGCTGACTTCTAGATCACGTAGTAATTTGTTAAAATCCTTACTGTCTACCACGGGCATTTTTTACATTCTCCATTCGTTTACGCAAATCACTTTCATCGTATTTTACTGGTTTACCATTTGCCTTATCGCTTTGATTATTAATCCAACTTACAGCAACATCATAAACCCACAAATCAAATGTATTCGCGCGGTCTAACAATTCCGAAGGTAGCATACCATACCGTTCACCCAGTGCGTCCAACATGATTGCAATATTGAGCTCACTGCTACCTTCTCGGAGTGAACTACCGGTTACTTTCCCAGTTGTTCAACTACTTTATTAATGCAACGCACCATAACTGTAGCAGGCAACACTTCACCTTCACCAATCACAGGTTTACCTTCCTCATCAAGGATGAGTTCAGCACAAAATTCGATTAGTTCGGGGAAGCTATCTGATTCCGCAGTAACGTTGGCAAACTTGATAAACTTGGCTAGGGGCTGCTTGTCCCAAACCCAAAATTCAAGTTCTTCGTTATATTCTTTGATTGTTTCCTCGTCGTTGAGGACTACGCGGATTAGTTGTGGTTTGCTGGCTAGTTGTTTGAGTTTCATTTCATATCTCCATATCTCTATTTAATTTTAAACCTTTATTCCATGGCGTTTTGCCTAAACGTGCCTTGGACATTTTTACTCTTGTTTCTGCAGAATGTTCTCTGCCTCTTAGCTTAGAAACACGCTTTTCAACTGTTTCTAAACTTTGTTGTTTACCAATTTGCTTTTCGATTACATTTAATTGGCATAATTGGATAAACACATTATCTTTGCTATAAGGGCCAATGTCATTATATCTAGACATTACATATTGACCACGTTTACAACCTCTTTGCTCCCATTTACCGGATGCTAGCCAAATATCAAACCAATCATTGAATGTAAACTTCCATTCAATACCACGGCCTTTTGCTTGGGCTTTTTGTTGATGGTATCTTAAACGTTCAATCTGCATACCTTTATACCTTTGGTTTCATTTCACTTGGATCTTCTCGATCCTTAAGTGCATGTATTGCACTTAAACTAAAGCTCAATCTATTCTGAGCCTTTTCAATATCATTTTTTGCACAACGCAATTCAGCTTGTGCTTTTGCAATCTCAGTCTCCAGACTCTTCAGTATGTCCGGTCTCGAGTGGTCTTTCCAAATCTGCATGTTTAACCTCTATATCTATATTTATTGGATTTGCTGTTTTCTTTGGTGTTTCACCTAGAAAAGCCACAGCAAATTCCTGTTTGGTCCAACTGTCTGTGCCTGCACTAAAAATTTCATGATCATCATGTGTTTTAGCCCATTCACGGAATCTATTAATTGTTGTTTGTTTCATAGCGTTCTCCTAATAACAAAAGGGAGTATAAGTTTCCCTATACTCCCCGCTGTTTGCTTAAACAGTGCCTACAGTGTAGTCACCATCAACTTCAATAGTCACAGGTGTTACCCATAGTGGAGCATCAGGGTTTACAGTTGGTGCTAGACCACTGATATAACCTACGCCACTTAGATACTTGCTTGTGCTGTCGGTGCCGTTGAAGTAAGCGCGGAAATAAACTGCTGTCTTTTCTTTGCTTACTGTGAACAAACCTTTTTCCTTAACATCATCGTCGCCGGCAGTGCCAGTTCCGAAGAATGCAGCAGTGTCAACTACTACGTTAAGGCTTAGCTGGTTTGTTGCTGGAGTAGTAGCAGCATTTTCAGCTGTGCTATCCAGTGTCTTCCAACGGAAAACGCCAGTTGAGTTGTTGATAGTGATATCTTGCATACTAGGCACGACTAGGCCGGCATTGGCTGTGTAGTTAGCATTAGCCGCTGTTTGTGCTAATACTAATACAGCTTCATTACCTGCGCTTACGTTAATTGTAGCCATTTTGATATCTCCTCAGTTAAATGGTTAAGAATCTATATTCCACAGAATATGTTATTGTATCGTCTTGAATTTCTGTTGTCACCGCTGTGTCCGAGCCAACTACGGGAGTAATCACGCTCTTTGCACCTTGTAACGCTGACAACATACTGTCGGTTTGTGAGGGCTTATTCTTAGCATCCACTGCCACATAAGCACGTATAATAGTTTCGGTTTGATCAATGTCACGTTTGTCCAGAGTGAGGATAAAATCGCTCACTTCCACTTGCTCCTCGTCCACATACACTGTTTTCATATTCTTTAAAAACAATGGTGTGCCACCAGCAACAAATGGCAGTTCACTGCTTGCGCTAAACTGACTGTAACTTGCTAGCACAGTAGTTATTCTAGCCAATAGTGTATCTCTGTATGCCATTATCTAACCTTTGTAACTGCTACACGTCTACGGGTGCGTCTAACACGGTTAAAGCTGTAAGCCTTCTCCGCGTCTTCCACAGTGCCATCGCCATCTGCATCATACCAATCAGCTAGGTCTAGTAATTCGTTAAACAAATCATTGAACTTAGCGTCATAGAATTTGATCTTTTGCACTTCTGGGCTGGCTTCGTTTCCAAAGTCTGCAATAAGAGGAAGTATCATTTCCTTTAGTGCATAAGCCACGCACATGTCGGTAAAGCTCTGCTTGCGACTTAAAATCCTGTTAGGATTAAAGTTGGGCAACAGTGCCGGATTCGACACTGTTGTCCCTGTATATGCAAGATAGCCTTTCCACCAAGCGGAGGCTTTGATTTTGGTATTAATGCGATCAGTGCTGCGACGAAGCAATTCTTCGACAAAGTCCTGAATACTTGCGAATCCACTTTCTGCTGGAACTTTTAACTCGTTTGCTTCGAACAAGCGTTGGTCATTCTGCA